GTTTATTTCTTTTACTTCTTTATGTGATTCCATTAGTCTTGCGCTTAGCATATCTAGCTTTTCTTCATATACTTCGAGCATCTCAGTTACTGCCCACAATGCCGCACTTTCTAAGTTACTAGACTCTCGTTCAGCAAGTATCTCTACTACACTTTTAATACTGCTTATCTTATATCCTATTTCCTCAACGGCACAGCTTGCTTCCCAATATCCGATAACACTCATTTTGCCACCTCATCACAGCGTTCAATCAAGGCGGCATAGCCACACACATCAACCAAGTTATCACGATGGCTAGGGTCATTGGCAAAGCGTGCAACCTTAACTAGCATCATCATTGCGGCTACATCTTTAGCAGTAACATTAAAGTTACCATCGTCCATGTTGTTCATATAGGCAGTCCACATAGCGGCTATTGTCTTAAGGTTCTTAGCGGGATGTCCATAAGTCTTTTCCCTATCGCCATATACAATGGTTTGCGCTTCTTCTAATACAGATACCTTAGGCTTCATAACCTTAGGTTTTTTATTTACTTCTACCTTTGGTTTATTTATTTCTTTGGTTAGCAACTCTCCTATTTCAACTACTTTTGCTTCTGTTGCTTGTGTCGCATCAACTTCTACTTGTGTCCAACTCATTTTAACTCTCCTGTATTTAACAACATATCAAACAACGCCCCTTGCGTTGGCAAACCTACTTCTAACAACAACTGCAAATTTTCCAGCCCACTTTCATTTACGATGACAGCAACCCCACCAGCGTTCATAATTTGAGTAAGGTTCTTGTCTTGTAATGCAGTGGTCTTTCCTTTACCAGCTTTAGCTTCGATACCTATAAACTTACCCTTAATACAAGCGACAAAATCAGGTACTCCGCTACTCCCAAAACCACTCGTAACTGGTGTAAAATAATACGCCCCATGTTTTTCAAGTAGTGCTTTAATCTTTTTCTTGACGGCTACTTCAGGCTTATCTGCCATATGCTTTCTCCAAATCAGGTGTTTCCAAGATATAAAAAATATCTTCAGTTATTTTCTTTCCAAGCCCCTCAACTGTCGTTCCTTGGTCTACAATCATGAGTACGGAGAGCGAGTCTTGTACCCACAATGGCAAATCCTCCTGCTTAAAAGTTTCCCTTATTTTACCACTACCACTTGGCAATGTGAAGTCATTTAGTTCAACTAAACCAGTAGGTAACATATGGACTCGCCATACATTAGTTAAGGGTAGATTGAATTGTTCTTGAACCATCTTTATAGCAACTTCTTCTATACCACCCCCAAGATTACCCGAAAAATACTTACGACCCCCCCCAAAAAGTACATCATCTAAGTGCATCCAACCCCAATTTTTTGTTTCCTCTGCCGTATGCACGTACAGCTGTCCAACTGTTGTCATCACTTCTCCTCAAAGTAGCACCCAGTAGATGCCTGTATCTTGTTTAATCCCAACATCCTCAACGAATTGCCCCTTGTCGGTTACATCTAATACAAACAACTTTCCACGCAGTTCTTCGGGTAACTCAGCAGTACTATTAACTTGGTTTAATACCTTATCAATCTCATACACTACATTGTTAGGTCTTACCCATATCATAACCTTTTTTGGTTTATAGTCATAGTACTTTTCAATTTCTTCTTTATTCTCTATGGCATACGCAATAGCCTCAGCCATTTTGGGGGTAGCTGGGGTATACCCTATGTTGTGCATATGTAACAGTTCAGGAAAAATATCGGTAAAATTCATACGAACTTTTTGGTTTGTTCTAGATACAGTCTGATTACCTCTAGCAGTAATGGCTCTATCTACCCCACCTTCTTTCTCAGCTTTTATTTCTTCATAGCTTAGTGGCTTTAAATGTTTGCCAGCTTCCTTAACTATGTTCTTCATATGCTTGGAAAACTTAGACTCGAACTGACTTCTGTTCCAATGCCCATACTTTTCGTTCTGAATCAATCGACTACGCACCCAATACTTCTCATCTGTGTCATAGCCAATACTACCAATCTCTGCTTCGGGGTCGCTAGTGTGAAAGACTTTTAAAGACATCTTTACTTCTATTCGATTAGGCGGTGTCGCATCATCAAAAAAGCTAGTCCTGTTACCACCTAGTTGGAATGTAAGCAAGGGGTTTTTAAGTTTGATTGCTTCCATTAAATCTAGGACTTGTACTGCTACATTCCCATCTAGAAATTCTTTATATTTAATCATTTAGAACTCCCATGTTTTAGTAATGGTTATTTGTTGTCCATCTGTGTCAGCATCTACCTCGATTTGCAAGTCATCGGGTTTCTTTTCTTCCTTTTTACCAAAAATAGCATCAAAATTAGCATCAAACTGCTCCAAACTTACACCTAATGGGCGGGGCGTATCACCCTTACCACCATCACGATTGCTTGTCATAACTCCATTCCTTTCCCAAATGCTCTAGATATACCCTCCGCAAATCCTAATGATTTACCAGCATTAAACCTTTCTTGTAGCTCAGCTTTTAATGCTTCTATTTCCGCTTCGAGTTCTTTTATTTTTGCTTCTAAGCGGTCTTGTGTAGTAAACGTAGTCATTCCTCAACTCCTTTCATTTTCCATGCGCATATAGCAACTGCTATACACAATACATTACCAAACTCATGATTCCATAACTGAATACCACAGATAACCCACAAAAACATCAGTACCCACCAATGGAATGTCATATACCAATCTACATCTGCTAACGCTTCTTTAATCTCATTCATCATCTTCTCCTTATAACCAACTACGATATGGGTCTTGTGATAACTCACCTAACGGCACAACTTCTGTATCAAACGGCTTCTCTACACGATACGCTTCCTTCTGAATCTTAGGAATCAGCCCAGCTTCGTTGTAGTCATATGCTTTTGTAGTCCAGTTCCAACGATTTAGCTTTTGCTTGTAGTTAGCAACTGCGGTCAGCCATGACTCAGGAATCTCATCAGGATTCTTAAGCGTTACAAAGTCTTTCCAATGCGTATCTAATACAGTACCCCATGAAGCACCTTTAGGTTCAACCAATGGAAACATTACTTTGGCATAATCAATAAAAGTTTTGAGCTTCTCACGAATCTCTTTAGTTTTAGTGCGATTTAGCTTGTGCTTGACCTCACGAAATACATGAAGTGGTGTCCATATTGTTCCACCTTTAGGGCGATAGAAAGTAACATCACCTTTGTCTAGTGTGTAGTGGCTGTATCTACCTTCTTCGTTTTTTAAGCTGACATAAGTAGTTCCCCGATGTTTGGTCATGCTCATGCTTGTTGGCAAATTAAAATCGTAAAAATTATAAACTGATGGACTCATAAACCCAAAGCGATTGCGGTGAACGATGATAGTTTCCACTTTTCCTTCTTGCTTGAGCGTGATTGCTCGAGGGTGGCGGTCATCTCCATCTTTACCCGTTAATATTTGAGTATCATTCCAGTTCCAATGCGTGCATGATAAGTAATACTCTGTGTCGCTAACCTTAACAATGCGTTCATGCGCTCTGTTGCGGTCATGCACACCAAGGGGTCTGACATCTAACGCTTTGCGTTTACCAATCAACGGCTTGATGCTCTCGTACCTTTGAACTGCCGTAGCAAAGTCTGTTGGTTTACCATTTTGACGCTGAACTTCATAAGGACTGCGTGCATTCCAATTTCCGTAACTCATTTTGTTTCCTTTCAGTTTAGTTTATATTCGGGACAGTCCCGATTAAGCCCAATCACATATTACTTGTCTACTAATACGCACCATATCGTAAGGGTCTGTGCCAAAGTATTTCTCCTCGTTATCATCTGACTCCTCACCTATACGACACCATGCGCCCTCTACTTCTACACCTTCATCATCTCGTTCACTTGCCTTATCCCATAATGCTCCATGGCATTTAACTTCGGGGTATTCGTCATACCATTTCCAACCCTCTGCAAGAAAACGAATCTCGTAACCAATTTCATCTACTTCAAACTTATCTTCGTTCTCCTCACTGTCAAAACATAAAGCTGTTTCAGGGTCTAACTTAGCTTCCGCTATGAACCCCCAAAAGTCCTCCTTCTTAGCGAACTTAATCTTGTATGCAATGTCTGACCTATATCCCATAACTACCTCCTTATATCTTGAACTGCTTTAAACTCTTTTAATATATGCGGATAAACTTCTTCTATCCACCCCAATACTTCTTCCATCTCATTTATTTCGGACTTCAAGTTATCACGCTGATTCTCTAGGTCATTCTCTCGTTCATATGCTAGGTCAAGCTGTAAGTCCTTATCGTTTACTAAGTCCTCTAAATGTTTGACCTCATCTTCTAATTCATAAACCTTTTGTTCTAAATTACCTATCTGTTCAACATCACTCATTTAATCCTCCATATGAATTGATTGACCTACACTTGGTACATCCTTACAACCACCGACAATGCACCACAACACAGGGCTAGACCATGTACCGCCCCAATCACCGCCTACATAACCATCGGTAAGCACAACGACACACTCGGGGACAATGTTGTTGTCTTTTAAGTATTTGGTTATGCAACTAGGTGATGTACCGCCACCGCCCTTAGGTTTAGTAGAAGCCATTAGCTTATCGCCATCGCCCTGACCATAGACCTCATGACCTGCAACCTCGCCATCCCAATACAATAGATCAACTAGTTCGGGGTTCACATTGTTCATGATGCCTACTACTTCAGATAGAAAGCGATTGATTGCATCACCAGTAATAGAACCTGATGTATCTACCGCAACCACTAACCTACCCATCGTTTCGCTAATAGTGCTAGGCATATAGATGTCATGCTGTAACCATCTACGATTAGGCTTAGCCCATGTCGAATCATCTTTACCTTTACATACTGACGATACGAATTCACGCAAGGCATCTTTCCAATTAACCTTAGCACTCATCAAGTCGGTAAAGCATCGGTCAATATCACCGCCTACCTTACCAGCTAGGATTGCACCTTGTCGTATGGCTTGGTCTATCTGCTTACCCAACTCTTGCTTTTCTTCCTCGGACATAGAGTCGGCATCTTCCCAACCATGCTGGTCGATACCTTCACCTGACCCCCCGCTACCTCCATCATCGTCGTCAAGTAACGCAAAGACTTCTGCTGAATTAAGACCTCGATACTTCTCGTCATAGAGTCCACACTTGGGTAGTTTGACAAACCCATTCGACTTCTTGTCCTCATCTGCAATCTCCAAGTTAATAACATAATCACACGCACGATTTGCTTTACTAGCATCTTGCTTCCATAAGTGTTTCCATGTAGCAATATGCCTATACATCTTGTGCTTGTTCTCATGTAGGATAACTGCACGCAACTCAGCATCGGTCAGCGTAGATATAAAGTCCCGACTATAAACAACATCACGCCCATTGGTATATGCTGTCGGACACTTCATCGGGTTATCTTCAACCTTCACGCTACCCACCATAAGCACACCACTATACGCAACGAATTGCGGGGACTTCATCAAGTCAATATGGCATCTCTCGATGCGTTGTTCTTGTGTAAGGTTTTTTACTGTTGTTAGGCTCATAAACACTCTCTTTCTATTATGTCGTGGTATGTTGCATTTAATATATCGGCAATCGGTTTATCTACTAGGGTAAGACCTTTTGGGTTATAAGACCTACATTCATTTGGGTTAAAGAAATATAGGTAACAATTACCCGCCATATTTGGGTCGTCGTCTATAAATCCTACATACCCATACTTCTTACCTTTGGTCATTACCCAATCACCTTCCTTAAACATACTCCCTCCTTATTGTGCAAACAAATAGTTATTAGCAGTAGCCCACTTAACGAACTCGGTACTCGTACCTACTACTGACTTCTTCTGAGTACGCATTACGCTAGTAGCGAATAGACCTTGTGCTTCCTTGCTGATACGGGACATATACTTAATCCACTTGTTGATAGTGTCCTTCTCGACACGCTGAACTGCTGAATACACAAGCATACATACAGCCGCAGGTGATTCAGGTAGCTGAGCCTTTTCGGGACTGTCCATAATAGATTCCCACGATGGTAAGTCTGAAGAAAGTTTGACTATGTTTAACATATCGTAGCAAGCCCTAGCACCTATCGTACCCTTGATCGCACAACCAATAACATCTTCGGGTAAGTGGCGAGTAGCCTTGAGGATTGCCGATGCCTTGTCTAATGAACGAGGGGTAACGAATGATGGTCGAGGTGTACGAGGGTCATAGATATACTCATTGTCCTTGCTGTCTGTATACTCCTCAAACGATGCAAGCATCATAGGGAATTCTTTTACAGTCATGATTACCTCGGGTGCTACATCATTATCCAACGCCCACTCAATCCACTCATCACTACTAGGCTTGCGTACTTTCACTACCGACATACGATTGCGTGCATGGGGTGGCAACATATCACCGATACCCTCGCTTGCTAAGTTTGTTGTAGCGAATACGATAGAGCCTTCGGGCAATGAGTAAGTACCTAGCTTGCGTTCTAACATTAAGCGTAAGCAAGCATTCATGACACCTTTGCTAGCTTTGCCGATCTCGTCAAGCATTAAGACAATAGGCTTGTTATGGTGAAAGCCAAACTCCTCATTAGGTATAAAGCTAGTTACCTCTGTGCCATTGATGTCTTTGATCTTAGGTACTAAGAAGTCGCCCACATCTTTAGTAGTCATATCGCCATAGCATACAAAATGCTGAGGGAATTTAGCCTGTAACATCTTTAGCATTGACGATTTGCCAATACCCATTTCGCCTTGCGCTAAGACTGTAACCTCGCTACCTACTGCGCCGATTAAGTTTGCACACTCTTGTAGTGATACTGATTTATATAATTCCATGTTTACTCTCCTTGTTTTACTGCGGTTAAAATGTCTGCTACTGGTTTTTTTATTCGGGACATTCCCGATTCACTTCTTAATGATGCAAAGGGTAGACTGGATACCTCAACCAAGTGCCAACGACCTGTTCCGTCGTTGATGTAATCAATCATGGTTATCTGACCAATCTCCCCATTTGTTAATACCCAATCACCTTTGTTCATATTGCAAACTTCTTGAGCATCTCATCTACTGCTCTTTTGGTATTAGTTCTCAAAGCATCATCCTCCCTAAAATCTTCTGCGGTTACACCCAACAACCTACCCTCTAAGTCCTTACGCATCTGTTCTAATTGCAAGTCATTGGTTAAGTTAAGGTGTTTGAGTAGTCCTGTGAGTTCTTGTGCGTTCTCAACTAGGCTATCCCTAAATATCTTTTTAGTGCCTGAGCCATCGTAGTCAAAGCGTTCGGACATCTTGCTTAGCGCATCATGTAAGCGTTCCCATACATCTTTCATTGCGCCATCAAGTCGGGTTTTATAGGCTTGGCTGTATCTATCTTGCAATTCCTTCATGCCAGCTTCACCAATATCCACCCTAAAATCACCCGCTTCGGGGACAGGGCTGAATGTATAGTACATACCGAATTTACTTTGTATCTTTTCTACAACAGGGTAATCCTCCCTGTTAAATAGGTCGCCTAGCTGAAAAGCTGCTTTAGAAACAAGGACATCGTACTCAGCTAGAAATTCTGTAACCTTATCGGTAAACATCTTTTCGTATTCTGATAGCTTCGATTTGTATTCAAAGAATAAAGTAGATGGAAGCAACCGAGTGCCAGCGTCTGACCAAGGACTTGTTTGGGAATAGCTCCAGTTACGGATTGTTGATGATAGTTTCCCTATCTCCGCAAGTTTCTCCGAGCCCGCCAAAAGATTCTTGTGGTAATTGCCAGCCCGACCCTTTGTGTTCTTGCTTGCATCTACCTCTGCGCTGACAGTCTTATCTAGCTTGCGCCCTGTCCATACAGATAAAGATAAGTCTACGAGCATCGCACTACTGCTAATTTTTGAGTAGGCATAATCGCTTGGTACTTCTAGGTTTAATTGCATTTGATTTGTTTCCATGATTCTCTCCAAATAATAAAGTCGGGACTGTCCCGAATAGGTTTAACTACATTAAACATCTACTACTTATACTACATTATAACAGCTTACACTTACTTAGTCAACCAAAAAAATAATAATGCGGGTATGGCTATAAACATACCTACCATCCAAAACCCGTAGATCGCTTCGCCCAAGAACTCAAGGCTTAATTGCCAATCATTCTTAAACTTAGTAATCGAGCAAGCATACTCCGCATCTCTGAACGCTTCGCTTACTGTGCGGTGTGTCTTGTTGCTATGGATAATAACTGCGGGGTCAATCTCGGATTGATAGATAAACTCAGTCCGTTTTGTTATTGGTTTTGTTTTTACTACTGGTTTAACTGGTTCTACTTTCATTTTATTTTCCTGTCGGTGTATGTTCAGGGTTATGTGTTACTAGGCTAGGTATATCTCTGATTGCATCAATCCTTGCCTGTTGTGGATGTGGCTGTGGCACATAGGGTTTATCTGTGTGCATGGCTGTCGTGGTTTGTTTAATTTTCTTAGTCATTTGATTCTCCCAATGTAGTTGCGGTTAATAAAATCTTCATACGACTCGTTGTACTTCCTTACTCTTAAATAATCACCAAACATATAGTGCAAGGGATTGCGCTCAGCTATCAAGTCCACCTTCTCTTGCCTTGTTGCTAAGGTCTTGATTAGATGGGTAATACTGTTCTTTTCTGCTTGTGCGTGTTCTTTCACAGTCATGCGACTGCGTTCATCTCTCAATATTTTTATAGTCATTTCACCAACCCACCTTTCTGATTAACGCCGATTAAGTCGGCTTGGTTTGTTACCAACATATAGTTGGACTTGTGCATCGGGACTACGCAACGAACTACTCGGCTCGCTACTTCGTCACCACAATCTAGGCATAGGCGATAACCCAATGCCCAACGCTTCTTTGCTACGAACTCATCACAGCGATGACATCTCATAAGATACCCCCAATAAAGTTTCCAAGCATAATAAAAAAGACAGCTAGGATGACCCAGCTACCACCCAACAACATAATAAAAACTAAGCCTTTCATTTTTTCTCTCCTTGTAGTGCTGTTAGTTTCGCCTTAGCTATGGCGATTGTTGTATATGCTAGTGCTAGTTCAGGCGATGCGCCCTCTACTCCTAAATCGTTTAATTTCTTTTCTGCTTGTGCTACTTGGTTTAGTAGCTCGGTGATTCGTTGTCCTTTGTAATACTCTGGCATTGTGTGTCCTTTTTGTAATTGATTTAGTTGGGTATTCGGTACAGTCCCGAAAGGATTTCTCAAACACCCAGTAAACCTACTATCTATTTTGTTTGCCGTCTGCTAGTTTCTTGCAGTCCTTGTCAGGGGTTAGGGCATGGGATAAGTTTATCGTGAGTGGCATTAGGTTTGATAGCTAGGGTTTTCCCGACGCACTTTGGCGCACTAAGTAATTACCCTTACATAACCTACACACATAAACAACCTTAGAGATACTGCTCGGTCTTAGAAACTAACCGCCCGCTTAAATGGGCTTCATAAGCCTACGCCTACTCTAAACTCACTCTGTATTCGTGAGCATTTACCAAGTTGTTAAAGAACGAATGGAAAGTTGTAGATAAGTGAAGGGGTGAAACCCATGCCTCTCGGTACATCATTCGCAACAATCTGGACTGTCCCGAATACCTCTTACCTACAACCTAATACTCCATCTATAACTACATTATACGCCCTTATACTATGTTTGTCAAGTCATCTTTTGGTGTGCGGTTTGATGGTCTGATGAGTAGCTTGCCCCGATTGCCTACTCGGTAGCGTGCATATACTGTATGTGGTTTGAGATTATAAATTTGGGCTATGCGAGAAAGTGACAGTTCCCGCCCCTCGACAATAGTTTTAATCTGCTCATGCTTTTTCTTTACAATCTTTTGCTTTTTCTTGACAATCTTTTCTTTTTTCTTGACAATCTTTTGCTCCACCATGCGCTTGGGTTTTCGTCTAATTTGATACAGGGTTTGTTTAAGTTGTTTAATAATACTGAGTTCCATATTGCCCTCTTAATAATCCCACTCGTTATCGTATGCTTGGCGTTGTGATGGGGACATGATTGCACTAGGTTGGTTTGGTCTGGCAGTTGTAGATGTAGTTGGTGTTGCACCGATCAATGCGTTGGGTGCTTCATCTCTGAGGTAGTCTATAAGAGCCATCCTTGCCATCGTAGAAGTTCCGACACCTTTGGCTAATGCGAGTGCGTTTAGCTGGTCTAGTAGCTTTTTAGGCATGCGGATAGCGAGAATTTCATCGTTTTGTTGCTGTTTCTTGTTTAACATTGTTGTACCTTTGTTAGTTGTGTGTTGTAACGGGCTTAGGTGATCTGTTGGTATAAAGTATACACGATGTTATACGAGATGGAGTGAGAATTGAGTTTAATTTGCGTAGTAATCGGTACTGTCCCGAATAGCGTGGTGTATTTGGTTATAAGGTTGTAATTTGCATATTTTGGGGAACTGGAAAAATACCCCCTTGATTCTATTGATTTGGCGGGAATATTCTTCTTTTCAAAGGTTTTCAAGTAGCCAAAGCTGGAGCGAAATCTCTGTTACACAATGTAATACGGCTCTACTACTATAACCTTTTCTTAAATATATTTATATAAGAATAATACAAAATAATCCCCTGCGAGCCTTATAAACAAAGGTCTGCAGATTTTTCCAAGTGTCTGGAATATTTGCGCTAATTGCGCTAATTGCGCTTTTACATTAAGTTACACTAGCCTGACAATCCCACCTTCTCAACATCTCAACTTCCCAAAAATGATAGTTCCCACAAAATCAGGACAAAATAAAACCCGCAAGAAATTGCGGGCAATAAAAAACCCCGCACAAGGCGGGGTCTAAGTGAATCGGGATTGTCCCGAATCGTTTTTATTCCTCGATGCAACCTTCACGCTTCAAGATGTCGAGAATCTCGTCTTTCACTTCGTCGCTAAGCGTATCGTCAAAATCAGAATGATTGTATAGCTTAACTAAGATATTGATAATAGCGGATTCGGTTTTCTCGGTCTTAGCACCTTTGCCCGAATTGCGGGATTTGTTTAAAGTCTTTAATGCTTTACCCGAATTAACCGCTTTAAAGTATAGCTCCCAAATATCTTGCTTATAAGACTTGCTAAGATTACCAAGTGAATCGAGAAAAGCGGATTTTGCTGTCGCTGTTGCTTGGTCTTTCTTTCTACCATCTTCAAAGCGTACCCCGCCGTTATGTAAGCAAGCAATAGATTTGTTTAGGTTTTCTAATGCTGATGCCATTCCATCACTTGACGCTTTATAAGCAACGACGAACTTCGCTGAATCGTGGATAAGGTCAAGGGTTTCGCTACTGGTAAGACTAGGTTTAGTAGATTGAACCTTGACAATAGCTCCCGCCGATGTCTTAACGATTGAATTGATTACTTTAGATTGTGTTGATGTAGTCATGATGTATTACCTTTCTTAAATAGGATAGAACCATTCCATCCATAACTAAACTATATCAAAGTTTTTAAACCCCGTCAAATTATAAATACATCAATCGTAAGTCATTGTTTTATATAGGTTTAATACTTGACTAAGTTATAAGGTTATTACTTGGTTTATCCATTCAATCAACCCTTTTCGGGACTGTAACGAATGACTAATTGTTTTAAATAGTTCTAAAAAGGTTTTTTTGCGCCACGATTTTTTTATTTTTTAAATTGATTTTGACGACCCCCACCCCCAAAATTTTGAATTGGGACTCCGACGGTTCTACTAATACTCGAATTTGCACAGCCAACTATAGATTTTCTAGCCGATGCCCCCCTATCAAAATCAAATTCAATACCCCCGGGGGGTATATATTTTTTATAAAACCACCTCAAAAAAATAATACTGTAACCCTATGATTACAAATAAAAAACCCGTGCAAACATGTGACATCGACCGGCATAAAGTGCATGAAATTTCAATAAAACTGATACCCATAGGTATCAAAACATGCGCATAATTAATACACATAGGTATAAAAAAGTTTCCCGAACGGGAATAAATGCCTAAAAAATAAGCAAAAACAACTAAATCTTCCCGAACGGGAAATACTAGACAAATAAAAAACTGTCTAGTAACAATGCTGCACTACAACAAATGTATCGTATAATATACATTATTAACCCCTATTAGGAGAAACCCTATGTATGACTTTTTTAAACCAATTGAATTAAACAAGACCTATCAGCAAACCGAAAAAGCAATTAAAGACGCATACCATTTTTGGTTAGACGTTGCGATTGATACCCTCAAGCTATACAAAACTAAGTAATACCTAGGGCCTTCGGGCCCTTTTTTGTAGTTACAAGTACCCCCCGGAAATAACGTTATAACTACACGTTAAAAAATCTTTGTGTTACACTTCACATAACCGGAGTGCACCCAAACTTTTCCTCCTATGACAACTGAGATACATGTATCACCAGAATTAACTGTTCCTATTCCAGTGGATCTAACTCCGCAGGAAGCTAAGTCATTGTATGAACAGGCTAAAGCCGCATTTAATACGGCAGAGTTTCTATACTCCAATGGTTTAAAGCTAAGACCCGATAAAAAAGAAGACCAGGCTGCGCAACGTGAAGCGGCTAAACAAGCAACGGGCAGTCCAGATGCACAACGCCGACCATTTAATGCCAAAACAGCTTTGTGGTTGAATGATCTGTTGGATAAATACAACAATGCTGTAGTAGAAGATACGATTCGCCTCAAAACCTACGTAACTACACGCTTAGTTGAGGAATCAGACCCCGTTTCGTTGGGTCAAAAGGCTGGAGACAGGCTAAGAGCGCTAGAAAGTCTAGGCCGACTCACACAATTGGGTATGTTTGCAGACAAACTAGAAGTAAATGTGTCCCATAAGAGTACAGATGAGCTAAAACAAGAGCTTGCTAAGAAATTAAACAGGTATATGGGCCTAGCAGAAGAAGTTCCAGCGCAGGAAATTAAACAAATAGAAGAAAAAAAGCCGATAACTATTGATCTGAACAAGAAATTAGGTAAAGTTGAGCTAGGTGGCGGTGATGATATTGTGGAATTAGATGACTGATACCGTTATCCAAGCTGAATTAGACCCGATTGAGATTCTAAAAAGTCTATCTCCGGAAGAACGTGCCCGTTTTTTAAAGGACATGCCGGCTGAAGAAGCTGCATCTACGTTAGAAATACTAGAAGAACTAGATACTCGGGATGCAAGGGAAGAAGTCCAGCAAGACTTCATGAAATTTGTTAACAGCGTCTGGCCTGAGTTTATTCATGGAAGGCACCATGAGAAAATGGCAAAGGCTTTTGAGGATGTAGCCAATGGTACATGTAAACGTCTCATCATTAATATGCCTCCCCGTCACACTAAGTCTGAGTTTGCTTCTTATTTGCTACCAGCTTGGTTCCTCGGGAAGTTTCCTCAGAAGAAAGTTATCCAAACTTCGCACACCGCTGAGCTGGCTGTGGGCTTTGGCCGTAAAGTTAGGAACCTGGTGGACAACCCTCTGTATAGACGCCTTTTCCCTGCTATTGAACTCCAGTCAGACTCAAAGGCGGCAGGCCGTTGGAATACTAATTTTGGCGGTGATTATTTCGCTATCGGTGTGGGCGGTGCTGTTACTGGTAAGGGAGCTGATCTTCTCATCATTGACGATCCACATTCTGAGCAAGAGGCTGCCATAGCTGCATTCAATCCAGAAGTCTACGATAAAGTTTATGAGTGGTTTACCTCTGGTCCTCGTCAGCGTTTACAACCTGGAGGCTCTATTGTAATCGTGATGACCCGCTGGTCGATGCGGGACTTGACTGCTCAGGTAGTAAAAAGTGCAGCCCAGCGTGGTGGGGATGAATGGCGTGTGATTGAGTTGCCAGCCATTTTGGATAGCGGCAAACCGCTTTGGCCAGAGTTTTGGTCCCTTAAAGAACTTGAAGCCCTACATACTGAATTACCTAACGCCAAATGGATGGCACAATATATGCAACAGCCGACGAGCGATAGCTCGGCGATTGTGAAGAGAGAGTGGTGGAAAATTTGGGAAGCCGAAAGACCTCCCGCTTGTGAATATATTATTCAGTCTTGGGATACGGCCCACGAAAAGAAAACCGTAAATGACTTCTCAACTTGCACAACCTGGGGTGTTTTCTACAATGAGGAAGACCACAACCTACCAAACATTATCCTTTTGGACTCCTATAAGGAGCGCTTGGAATTTCCGGACCTCAAGGCGAAAGCGTATGAACTATACGAAGCGTATGAGCCGGACTCTCTTATTGTTGAGAAAAAGGCGGCTGGTGCGCCTCTCATTCAAGAACTTAGAAGGATGGGAATCCCTGTCGGGGAATTTAGTCCGGGGAAAGGTCAGGACAAGATTTCGAGGTTAAATTCAGTTGCAGATTTCTTTGCATCTGGTAAAGTATGGGCTCCAGCTACACGCTGGGCAGAAGAGCTGATAGACGAGGTTGCGGCATTCCCTTCGGGCGAACACGACGACTTAGTGGACTCAATGACATTAGCGCTAATGAGATTTAGGCAGGGGGGCTTTTTGCGCTTACCTACCGACGAACCAGAAGAGATTAAATGGTTCAAATCTAAAAGAGGCGCTGGGTATTATAACGTTTAAGGACAAACGACATGGCAATAGATAAAGGCATTTACCAAGCCCCGGCAGGGATCGCAGATACACAAGAGCCAGCACTCGAGATTGAGATTCTTGGCCCAGGTGATGAAATCGGTGACACCGAGAGTGGTATCGAAGAAGAGGACACAGGTTCCGACAAGTTTAATGAAAACCTTGCTGAGGACATGGATGAACGTGAACTTCAGTCTATTGCTAGTGAATTAATTGGTTTGTTTGATGCAGACGTGTCTGCTCGTAAAGATTGGGCTGATACCTATGTCGAAGGTCTAAAACTATTGGGATTAAAGTATGAGGAAACTACTGAACCATGGGCGGGTGCCTGCGGGGTGTACCATCCAATGCTTGCTGAAGCGGTGGTCAAGTTCCAGTCCGAAGCTATTATGGAGACCTTTCCGGCGATGGGTCCCGTTAAGACAAAAATTATTGGAAAAGAGACTACGAGCAAGAAAGAGGCATCATACCGTGTATCGGAGGATATGAATTATCGCTTGACTGAGCAGATGAGCGAGTATCGCCCAGAGCATGAAAAGCTTTTATGGAATTTGCCTTTAGCTGGTTCAGCATTTAAAAAGGTGTATTTTGACCCAGCCCTTGGCCGTCAAGTAGCAATGTTTATACCTGCAGAAGATTTAGTTGTTCCTTATGGCGCATCAAACTTAGATAACGCTGGTCGCATCAGCCACGTAATGCGCAAGACCAAGAATGATGTGAAAAAGCTTCAGGCTGCTGGCTTTTGGCGTGATATTGATTTGGGCGAGCCAACAAACATTCTTGATGACATCGAGAAACGCAAAGCAGAAGAGCAAGGATTTACTGCAACTACAGATAATCGTTTCAGAATTATTGAGATGCACGTGGACTATGATCTACCCGGGCACGAAGATGAGGACGGAATTGCACTACCTTACATCATTACTATAGAAAAGAGCACCGGAAGAGTGCTTGCGATTCGCCGCAACTGGTATGAGGGTGATAACCTTAAATTGAAACGTACACATTTCGTGCACTATCAATACGTACCGGGATTTGGATTTTATGGATATGGACTCATTCACCTCATTGGCGGTTATGCTCGTTCCGCTACTACTATTATTCGCCAGCTCGTCGACGCAGGGACCCTCAGCAATTTACCGGGCGGTCTCAAAGCACGAGGCTTACGGGTTAAGGGAGACGACACCCCAATCAGCCCAGGAGAATTCCGAGATGTAGACGTACCATCAGGTGTCATTAAAGACAACATTATGCTCCTGCCGTATAAGGAGCCTAGCCAAACTTTGATGGCGTTATTCAATCAAATAGTTCAAGAAGGTCGTGCATTTGTTTCCGCCGGAGATCTCCAGGTATCTGATATGGGTGGTAATGCACCTGTTGGAACTACTTTGGCTATTTTGGAGCGCACCCTCAAGGTAATGTCGGCTATCCAAGCCCGTTTGCATTACTCAATGAAGCAGGAGTTCAACCTCCTCAAAGTAATTATTGCGGACTACACAGATGAGGATTATGAATATGAACCTGAAGATGGTACTCCAGCAGCTAAAAAATCGGATTACGATGATGTTGAGGTTTTACCGGTTAGCGACCCTAATGCGAGCACGATGGCGCAGAAAATCGTACAGTATCAAGCTGTGCTCCAACTGGCTCAATCGGCACCGCAACTCTACAACCTCCCGCTCCTCCACCGCCAGATGATTGAAGTTCTTGGTATCAAGAATGCTCAAAAACTTGTACCAATGGCAGAAGACCAAAAACCTGCTGACCCAGTCACAGAGAATCAAAATATTCTCATGATGAAGCCGGTTAAGGCGTTTAGCTACCAAGACCATGAAGCGCATATCCAGGTCCACATGGCGGCAATGCAAGATCCTAAGATCCAAGCGTTACTACAAAATAACCCACAAGCTCAGCAGATTGGCTCGGCTATGATGGCTCACGTCAATGAGCACTTAGGTTATGCGTATCGTGCACAGATTGCACAACAGATGGGTATGCCAATGCCTCCACAGCAACTTGATGATAGGGGTGAAGAGGAAGATGTTGAATTTACTCCAGAGATGGAAGCTCAGTTAGCTCCGATGATGGCCCAAGCTGCACAGAAATTGCTACAGCAAAACCAGCAAGCTCAACAAGCCCAGCAAAATGCTCAGCAACAACAAGATCCGATTATCCAGATCCAAATGCAAGAGCTGCAAATCAAGCAACAAGAGCAACAGCGTAAAGCTACTAAAGACCAACAGGACTTCCAGCTCAAGCAAGAACAGTTACGTATCGAAGAAGAGCGTATCAAGTCTCAGGCTTTGATTGCTGCAGGTAATGCTATTAATCAGGCAGGCATGAGCCAGGCTAAACTTAAAGCCCAACGTATCCAAAAAGGTGGCGAGATTTTAGGTAAGGCAGTAGAAAAAGATGCCCAGCTTAGACATGAGAAAAACGCTCAAGGACGCCAACACCTCCACGAGATGATGAAGACTGAACAACTAGCTGAGATGCAACCAGCACAACCAAAAAAGGAAACTAAAGAGTGACCGAGTATGAATACCTAGTCCGAGAGTTAAATCTAATGATCGAGTCTAGAGCACAATCCGTTGCCGATGGCAGCTGCAAAGCGTACGATGAGTACAAACACACAACAGGGATTATCCGTGGTCTTGCCCTGGCTGTGGATTTTATTAAAGACCGTGAGCAAAAAACAAAGGATGAAGATGAGTGACATCATTATCAGCGATGCCTTGGGGAATCTCTCAAAGCTACCTGAAAAACCTGAAGCAAAAGCAACACAACTTCCAAAAGCTGCTGGCTACCATATCTTGTGTATGGTTCCACAGGTTGAAGAAGAGTATGAAAGCGGTTTATTAAAGTCAGCGGTAACACAGCAACACGAAGAAGTCCTAACACCCGTGCTTTTTGTTATGGACATTGGACCTGATGCTTATGCCGACAAAGAGCGTTTTCCCAGCGGTCCGCTGTGCAAAGTTGGTGACTTCGTGTTGATTCGCCCTAGTTCTGGTTCACGCCTCAAGATTCATGGCCGTGAGTTCAGAATTATCAACGATGATTCCGTAGAAGCCGTAGTAGAAGATCCTCGTGGCATTACGAGAGCATAAAGGAGGTTTACATGTCTGAAGAATTTGGGGCTGTAACTTTTGGTAAGGGCGGTAAGGTTATCCCTCTAGGTGGTACTGAGGGCGATACTTTTGAGTTCCCTGACGAAATTGCAGCCAGAGAAGAAGTACAAAAAGAAGCAAAGGCGGCGCCTGAGGTAGATATTGAGATTGTTGATGATACTCCTCCAGAAGACCGTGGTCGTGAACCAATGGAAGCTGATGCAGCAGCTATTGATGATGAAGATGAACTACTTAGTTATGACAAGAAAGTTCAAAAACGCATTAAGAAGCTAACCAAAGGCTACCATGACATCCGTCGTGAGAAAGAAGAAGCTCTCAAAATGCGTGAAGAAGCGCTTAGAGTGGCTCAATTCTTGGTTGATGAGAACAAACGCATCCAAAATACCCTGCATGAAGGTAGTAAAGTATTCATTCAGCAAGGTCAAGAAGGTGCCGAAGCAGCTCTTATTTTGGCTAAAAAGGCGTACAAAGAGGCTTATGAGGCCGGAGATAGCGACGCCCTAGTAGATGCACAACAAGCAATGGCAGAAGCAACGCTAAAGCTTGATCGTGCTAAAACTATGCAGCCAATTCAACCAAAAGAACAGGAATTCCAGCTTCCAACGTATGCACCAGAAGCACCAGCACAGGATCCTAAGCTAACAAAATGGCTAGATGCTAACGACTGGTACGGTGGTGAAACAGCTGAAGAAGATGAAATGACTGGTCTCGCTATTACGATCCATAACCGTCTTGCAAAAGAATTTGGTGAAAAATATGTTGGATCCGATGAGTATTACTCAAAAATCAGTGATACAATCCGGAAAAGATTCCCCGATTATTTCGGGAGCGACGATCAAGAAGTTGAAGAAGTACAAGAAACAAAACCGGTTAAGACCCGTGCCAAACCCGCTGCCAGTGTTGTAGCTCCTGCTACTCGCTCAGTTGCCCCCAAGAAAGTACAACTTACGCCTACTCAGGTACAGATTGCGAAGCGCTTAGGTGTGCCTCTAGATCTTTATGCCAAGAAGGTTGCCGAACAAATGAATGGAGATAGATAATGGTTAAGAAAACCCGTGAATTAGAAAGTCGTGAAACTGAAGTACGTCCAATTGATAGTTGGGCACCGCCTCAGTTGTTACCAACGCCAGATCCTCGTGAAGGCTGGGCACATCGTTGGGTTAGAACTTCTACTATGGGCTCTGCTGATCCCATGAATGTCTCAGCTAAGCGTAGGGAAGGTTTTGAGCCTGTTAAGGCTGAGGATTATCCTGAACTTATGAGCCATGCTTCCGTTGATGGACAGTTTAAAGGCTCAATTGAAATTGGTGGTTTAGTTTTATGTCGTGCTCCAAAAGAGTTTATGGAACAACGTGCTGCTTATTACAGCAAGTTAAATAATTCTCAAATGGAGTCCGTAGACAATAACTTCATGGCCCAGAATGACCCACGTATGCCGATGTTTAAAGAGCGGTCTACTAAAGTTACTTTTGGAAAAGGAAGTTAATTTTTAATTTAATTTAAGGAGCTTTTTATGAGCACAGTATCGGCCCCATACGGGCTTAAACCAATCAGTTTGATTGGCGGTCAATCCTTTACTGGCGGCACAATCCGTGAGTATTTATTGACCACAAATAACACCGCACCTATTTTTAATGGTGACTTGGTGCAATTAGGCGCATCTGCTGCTGGCCAACCTACAGTCGTTACAGCTACTCCAGTAGTTGGTACACAAGTTGGTTTGGTTGGTGTTTGCGTAGGTGTTCGTTATCAATTGGCTGGCCAACAACTCGGCTATCCTTTGTATGCGCAATACTTGCCAGCTAACGCTGTAACAGCAGGCTACACAAACATTTTCATTCGTGTAGTTGAAGACCCAGATCAGTTGTATCAAGTTCAAGCCGCTGGTTCCGTAGGTTACGGTTCTATTGGTAAGACAGCAGCATTGGGTAACTTCACAGGCGGCACAGGTTCTACAACTGGTTCTACAACTACAGGTAACTCTGTAATTAACGTAACTGGTACATTATCTAGTGGCGCTTTGACTGTAAGCAATGCTAATACAGCAGCAGTAAAAATCGTTGACTTGGTTAACTCCAGCTCAACATTCGGTGGTAACTTCCCATCGAACCCAGGCGATGCATACACAGATTTGATCGTTAAGATCAACTTTGGTGCGCATTCTTATTATCAAGCTGCTGGTACAGCTAACTAATTAAGGAGCTAAATAATGGCTATTTCACGTTCACAACTCCTTAAAGAGTTACTCCCAGGTCTGAATGCATTGTTCGGATTAGAATACGCACGCTACGGCGAAGAGCACAAAGAGATTTACGAAACTGAATCTTCTGAGCGTTCTTTCGAAGAAGAAACCAAGTTGTCCGGTTTCTCTGCAGCCCCTGTTAAAAACGAGGGCGGCGCTATCTCTTACGATAATGCACAAGAAGCATGGTCCACACGCTACTCACACGAAACCATCGCTTTAGGTTTCTCAATCACTGAAGAAGCGATTGAAGATAACTTGTACGACAGCTTGTCTGCTCGTTACACTAAAGCATTGGCTCGTGCTATGGCTTACACCAAGCAAGTTAAAGCTGCATCTGTATTGAATAATGGTTTCAACACCTCTGGTTCGTACAACGGCGGCGACGGCGTATCTTTGTTCAACACTGCTCACCCATTGGTTTCTGGCGGCACAAACAGCAACACTGCTGCTGTACCTGTCGACTTGAATGAAACTTCTTTGGAAGCTGCTGTTATTCAAATTGCTGCTTGGACTGACGAGCGTGGTCTTTTGATCGCTGCTAAACCACGTAAATTGGTAGTTCCACCTGCTTTGATGTTCGTTGCAACTCGTTTGCTCGAAACTAAATTGCGTGTTGGTACAACTGATAACGATATTAGCGCTATCAACAACAACGGTACAATTCCTGAAGGTTACACAGTTAACCACTTCTTGACCGACACAAACGGCTGGTTCTTAACTACCGACGTTCCAAACGGTTTGAAGCACTTCGAGCGTACACCACTCCAGAATTCTATGGACGGTGACTTCGACACAGGTAACGTACGTTACAAATCCCGTGAGCGTTACAGCTTCGGTTGGTCAGACCCACTCGGTGTCTGGGGCTCTTCCGGTTCTAACTAAAATAGAACTAGAGTCAATGAGAACCCCGCTCACAAGGCGGGGTTTTTTGTTTCTTCGTAGTGATGTACCCTATGGCAGTTAGCGCATAAGACTACGCACTTTTTAACCTCTTCCATTGCAGCAGCGTAACAACCACTGCTGACTAGTTTACTGACTAGGTTTTCTTTTTCGTTTGGGTTTGTGTGGTGGAAATCTAGGGCTGCAATATGGGAAAACCCACACTGCGTGCACTTAAGGGAAGTTTTAAAATCTACCCATTTTGCTTTTCCTATAGCTCTACTAGCTTTGCTTACGGCTATTACTTTTTCTTTATTAGCTAAATAATATTCACGGCTGCGTTGTTGATGATACGCTTTTCTTACGCTCTCGTCTTTGTACGGCATCAGCATTTACCTTATATTTCCAATATATTGCGTTTCTGAAAGACCACTTATTTGCAGGAGTATATATCTTAAAGCCAGCATTAATCAAAGAGTTGCTTGATGCGGGGTTATTTGTTGTATCTGTGATACACCAGTTCCAACCAAGTCGTTTTGCTTGGGATAGTCTAGCTTTAATTAAACGCAATTGAAGTCCATGACCAGTAAAGCCACCCATTACACCAGCCCTGCATAAGTACCCTGTATCGGTCCACTTGATCGAACGCACCAGACCCGCAAAAGCCACGGGCTTCCCACACTCTGCGTAGGCTATCCACCAATGGCCCCGAGTCGGTTGGTAAGGTTGGTCTTCCGGCAAAATCTTTTTCTGAAGAAAGAGAAGTAGACTCTGAATTGCTGGGTTTCTTATATCGACTTTTTTCACTGTGAATTTCATTGCCCATACCCCGTCCAAATTATTTATCTGATTTTGGATATTTTACCTAAAAAGGGTGTTGCAAAAATTAAAAATAGGGTAAACTACAGGAAACCGGGAAACCCGGCTTATTAGACTGCCCCGGCAGATACCATACAAACTAGTAAGCCTTATCGTATGGAGATTTATTATGGGATTTGCTACACATTTAGGCCCTTGGCTATTAGGTACTGTTAAAAACACAACTGGCACTACAGCTGGTACTGTTCGTAATACAGGCGCAACGGTAGTTGCACAGACTATTCCTTTCACATATACTGGTATTAATACCGCATTGACTGGCACAATTGGTGCTATTCCTGCAGGTGCTTGTGTTACTGGTGTTCAAATCATCACTTCTACAGTATTTAGCGCTGCTACTACTTTGAAGATTACTATTGGTGGTGTTGATTTTGCTGCTGCCTCAACTATTACTTCTGTTGGTTCTATTACCCAGGCTTTATCTGCTGGTTTTGCTCCTACATCTGTAAACGTTGGCACAACCGATGCGTTAATTACTTACACAGCTACTGAAGCTTCTGCTTTGACAACTGGTGCTGCTACTGTTGTTATCACTTATGTAGTTCGTGATTCAAACGGTAACGCTAATCCAACAACATATCAGGCTTAATCTCTGATGGGGGGCTTGTCCCCCTTGTTTAACTTTATTGGAGATTAATTATGGCAATGCAAACTGATGTATTATCAACATCATTAAGTTCTAGTGGTTCAGTATATGGCGCTAGAACTAGAGTACGTGGTTTAGTTATAACACCTGGAGCTTCTGCAGGAAGTGTAACTTTACTAGACGGTGGTTCTGGTGGTACAAGCAAAATGGTTATTAATACACCAGCAGCTGGGCAGCCCTTTAATGTACTGATACCTGGAGAAGGCGTATTATTTTCTACTACTATTTACGCTACTTTATCTAACGCCACGGTTACAGTATTCTATGGCTAAGAAAAAAGGTGTCTCGCTTGCAGTTGGTCGTGGTGAAAAGTTGCCTGTATCCAAGGGCGCTGGGCTTACTGCCAAAGGTCGTGCTAAGTATAATGCGGCTACTGGCAGCAATTTAAAAGCTCCACAACCCGAAGGGGGTCCTCGCAAAAAGTCGTTCTGCGCAAGAATGTCTGGAATGCCAGGTCCGATGAAAGATGAAAACGGCAAGCCTACAAGGAAGGCTGCTAGTTTAAAGCGGTGGAAATGCTAATGAATGATATAGACCCAATTTCAACTGCTAGGGAACTAGCAACTCACGCTAACGATATTGAACACCTGCAAGCGGATATGGATAAGATGGTTAACGAGATGAAAGAAATCAAAGAAGCCATTCAAGCTATCCAAAAGACGCTTGCTGAGGCTCATGGCGGTTGGCGACTATTACTAGGCGTAGGCGGTGCAGCAGCACTTATTGGCGCTATTATGGCTAATCTGTTTCAAGGTTTTTGGAGCAAATAATGCCAAGCACATCAAAGAAACAGCATAACTTAATGGAAGCCGTGGCACATAGCCCTGCTTTTGCTAAGAAAGTCGGAATTAAACAATCCGTAGGTAAAGATTTTGTTGCTGCGGATAAAGGTAAAAAGTTCGGTGTAGGCGGTGGTATTCGTGAAGATTTACAGACTATTAATAAAAAGAAAACAGATCACGGTGATACAAAGCTATTTAAAAAAGGTGGTAAAGCTATGGAAAAAGAATCTAAAGCGGAAATGCGTAAAGAAATGGCAGAAGACAAAAAGCAAGACGTTGCCATGATTAAAAAAGCATTTAAAGAACATGATGCCCAAGAACATAAAGGTGGTAAAGGTACTAAGATTACTCTTAAAAAGGGCGGTAAAGTACGTGGGGATGGTATCGCCCAAAAGGGTAAAACTAAAGGACGGATGTGCTAAATGGCTACTAAACCACTACAACAAGACGAAAACGGTAACATTATTAATGATACTGAAACCCAAAAAAATCAAAAGGGTTATGCTAATTACGAAAAGCAACAACAATCAGCTCAAAAAGCTATGGAAGATAAAGATACTAAGTTTAAAGAGTCTATTAAAACTGGTGTTGAAAAAGTCCGTGGTGTACTAGGTTTGAAAAAAGGCGGTAAAGTACGTGGTTGCGGTATTGCACAAAAAGGTTTAACTAAAGGAAGAATAGTATGAAAAAGACAGGTCCAATCGAAGCTGGCGTAGAGCCAATTATCCATAAAACATTAGCCGAGTCTGTAGCTATGCACGCATCTGGTTATAAGCCTCATGCTACAGTATATGGCGAACATGCTGCTAGCTTTAAAAAACATGACGACCATATCAAGTCGTTTTGTACTGGTGGCGCTATGAAGGCTAAGAAGTAATGAAGGCTTCCCGTGGAATGGGCGCTATTAGTCCTAAAAAGGTTCCAAAAGGTTCCGAATCCGCCGTCCTTGCAAAAGGCGGTAAAGTTGGGCTATACGAAAATATTCATAAAAAGCAAGCTCATATTGCAGCTGGTTCTGGTGAAAAAATGCGTAAGCCTGGGGCTAAAGGGGCGCCTACTAAAGCGGACTTTATTAAATCAGCTAAGACTGCGAAAAAATAATGGCTACTAAAAATTGGATTAAAGATGCAATTAAAAAACCTGGCTCCTTGAAAAAGGCGTTGGGTGTTGCTGCTGATAAAAAGATTCCGTCAAGCAAACTAGCTGCAGCTGCAAAGAAACCCGGCAAGATGGGTAAGCGGGCTAGGCTTGCGGAAACCCTTAAAGGATTTAAATAATGCCATTACTAGCTAGTCGTAAAAAAAGTGACCGTACAGCAGCTATGCAGGCAGTCCAAACAGTACCTACCCCAAAGCTAAGTGCTTCGCCTTCTACAGCAGCGCCAGTAGCCGGAGATACTCCTATGGTTTCCCCGCAGGCTATGAAAAAAGGCGGTAAAGTAGCAGGTAAACTTGCTAAACGTGGATATGGAATCTCTAAATAATGACTACAACAGGTACCTCATCGTTTAATCTAGACCTAAATGACCTCGTAGAAGAGGCGTTTGAGCGTTGCGGAAAAGAGCTGCGCACTGGATATGATTTGCGTACTGCACGTCGTTCTTTAAACTTATTAACTATTGAGTGGGCTAACCGGGGTATCAACCTGTGGACTATTGAACAGGGCGTTATTCCTTTGATTCAAGGTGTAAATACTTATGACTTACCTGATGACACAATTGACTTACTTGAACACCAAATTAGAACTAATTCTGGTCAAACTAACAACCAAACTGATATCACCATCAGTCGCATCAGTGTATCTACCTACTCTACAATCCCTAATAAGCTAAGCCAAGGGCGCCCTATTCAAGTATGGATTAACCGTCAAAGTGGCGCCTTATACCCTACTGGTAATAACCCTGATAGGCACCCTCAAATCACTGTTTGGCCCACTCCAGACCAAGGTACGGTAGGTAACCCTTACTATAACTTCGTTTACTGGCGTATGCGCCGTATTCAGGATGCTGGACAGGGCGTTACTACCCAAGATATACCTTTCCGTTTCTTAAACTGCATGGTGGCTGGACTGGCTTACTATTTGTCTATTAAACTACAAGGTGTTGACTTACAGCGTATTGCTGGACTTAAAGCAGATTATGAAGAGCAGTTTGACTTAGCAGCGCAAGAAGATAGAGAAAAGGCACCGATTAGGTTTATCCCTCGTCAAACGTTCTTAGGTAGTAAATAATGACAACTCAGTTTGCATCCGGCCGGTTCGCAATTGCTGAATGTGACCGTTGCGGGTTTCGTTATAAGTTAGTTACACTCAAAAAGCTGACTATTAAGACCAAGAATGTTAGTATTAAAGTATGCCCAGAATGTTGGGAAATGGATCAACCTCAGTTACAATTAGGGATGTATCCGGTCAATGACCCACAAGCTGTACGGGAGCCACGCCGAGATAATAGCTACTACCAATCAGGCAACAATGGTTTGGATGTAAATGTAAATGGGGGTACTAGCGTACTAGCAAATGGTACTCCTAGTGGTGGTAGCCGAGTGTTTCAGTGGTCTTGGAATCCCGTAGGAATGAAGTACGATTTTGGGGAAACTCAAAATTATTTAAGAGCTGTAGGTAATGTAGGCCAAGTAACAATTAATTAGGAGTAGGACATGGCAAAATTTGATGGTGTTATTAGCAAGGGTGCAACCAAAGGTAAAAACCTAGGTGACTCAGGCCCTAATGCAAAAATTGATAAGGCAAATAAAAGCCTTGGTAAAACTAATGAAGAAATGAAGGCCGATGGTCGTAACCGTGCTAAGTTAGCTAACCAGTTTGGTTCAGTTAACCTCAAAGGTAAAGGACGCTAATCATGGCTATTAACAATAAACCTGCTGAAGTATATGCTAAACCTCATACAATGAGTGGCAAAGCTGTTAGTAATGAACTACCTGCTATGTCTACAGAAACTGGTGTTGAGTTTATTAATAAGTCAAATATTGCTGTTGGTAATGTCAGCAAAACTGGCCGTGCTACAGTTAAAACTGATGGCGTTAAACAACGTGGATCTGGCGCTGCTACTAAAGGCTTCACTTCACGTGGGCCGATGGCTTAATAAAGGTATACCCTAATGGATTACACAACTTTATTCAACACTATTAAGACCTATACGGAGAATGATTTTCCGACTACGGTTTTTACTGGTGACGATAACCAAAGTACTATTAATTCGTTGGGGTCAACCCAGATTAACACCTTTATTCAGCAGGCTGAAGAGCGGATTTATAACACCGTTCAGATACCTTCTTTGCGTAGAAACGTAACGGGCACACTTACTATTTCTAATCCGTATTTATCTTGCCCATCAGACTTTTTATCTAGCTATTCTTTAGCAGTTGTAGATGCTACTGGTAACTACACATATTTGCTAAATAAAGATGTTAACTTTATTCGTGAGTCATACCCAACACAGTCATATACCGGTACTCCTAAGTACTATGCATTGTTTGGTCCACAGCTTAGCTATCCAAATGAGTTGTCTTTCCTTTTAGGACCAACTCCAGACCAAAACTACCAAGCTGAACTGCATTATTTCTTCTACCCGCCTTCAATCGTTAAAGGTATTATTACTGCCTATAACGTAACCCAAGCAGGTAGTGGGTATGTAAATGGTATCTATTACAACGTATCTCTTACAAATGGTAATGGTACCGGTGCAGTTGCAGATATTACTATTAGCGGTAATGCTATTACAGCGTTTACTCTTGTAGATGGTGGGTCTTTATATCAAGTAGGAGACCAATTAAGCGCTCCTGCTACTAGCCTTGGCGGTACTTCTACAACTAATTTCTATATTACAGTAGAAGGTGTAAATAACGATACTGGTACTAGCTGGCTTGGCGATAATTATAGCCCTGTTCTGTTATACGGAACACTAGTAGAAGCATATACATTTATGAAGGGTGAACAAGATATTATTGCCCAATATACTGCCAAATACCAAGAAGCTATGGGTCAATTGAAACGTTTGGGCGATGGCCTGGAGCGTGGCGATGCTTACCGTGGTGGCCAAACTAAACTTAATTACAACACTCTATAATGTCTATTGCACAGACCCAGACAACGGTATTTAAGCAAAACTGCCTTAGCGGGTTAGAAAACTTTGCTATTGGTACCCCATATACATATAAGATTGCCCTATATACAAGCCTGGCAAACCTAAACGCATCTACCCTAACCTATACAACAACAGGGGAGATTACAGGTACTGGGTATACAGCTGGGGGTAAAGTTCTGACTATTTCTCAACCCCCAATAGCTGACAATGCTAGTAATACGGCTTTTATTTCATTTGCTAATGTAACTTGGAACCCAGCAGTCTTTACTGCAGCAGGGGCTTTAATATACAATAGCACTACAAATGCGGCTGTAGCGGTCTTAGATTTTGGCGGTCCTAAGACTCAAAATGGGTTAAATACATTTACAATTACATTTCCAACGGCGACTTCAAATACCGCCATTTTAAGCATTAGTTAAGGAACTTTTATGAGCAATGAAAAATCGTTATTTGGAGACAGCGTAGAAGCGACTGTAGCCCGTGGCGCTGGATCCACCGAAATGTTTGGCCTAGAAGGTGTTTATACAGCCGAATGCCGTGATGCCCAAGGCAACTTAAAATGGTCTGATAGCATTAATAATTTGACCACCAACGTAGGGCGCCAAAGCCTTTTAAATTCATACTTTGCTAACACTGGTGGTGGCGCAATTGTTATGGGTTTAATGGGGACAGGTACCCCTGCCTACACAGATACGCAATCTAGCCATACTACTTGGTTAGAAGTTGGCGGTGCTAATGCCCCTACTTATTCTGGAACCCGCCCAACCCCAACATTTAGCGCTGCTACTAATGCTAATCCAGCTGTTTTATCTACAAGCGCCGCAGTAATTTTTACAATGACTGGTTCTGGTACTGTTGCAGGTGCATTTATTAATATTGGTGGTTCTTCTACTATTGATAGTACAACAGGCGTGTTATTTAGTGCTGGTGACTTTACTGCTGGTTCTAAAACAGTTACTGCTGGCGATACTATTAACGTAACCTATACATTGTCTGCAGCGGGTTAATAGATGACCTTTGTAGTCTCAGATAGAGTCCGAGAAACCACTAGCACAGGCGGTACAGGTGCTATGACTTTGGGGGGGGCATTCCCCGGGTTTACCACTTTTACCGCCGCTATCGGCGGTGGCAATACTACTTTCTATACAATTTCTGATTCTACTAATAATACTTGGGAAACAGGTGCTGGTACATTAGATAGTACTGGTTTAGTGTTGAACAGAGATACAGTATTTAAAAGTTCAAACAGTAATGCATTAGTTAACTTTGCTACTGGACCAAAAGATATATTTTGTGACTTACCCGCTGAAAGAGCAGTATATAATAATGTAGATGGGTCTTTGGTGTACGACCCAGCAGGGTCAGCTTTAATTTACGCAATTGCATTGGGCGGCTAATATGGCAACATTTACCAGCATACAAACTCAAGGTCTAGGCACGACACCCCAGACTATTTTTACCGCCCCTGGAGGTAGTAATTGCGTTATTATTGGTTTAAATGCAGCCAATACTTACTATACAAATTTACCTATAACTATTAATTTAGTTCGAGGCGGAACAACAACGGCTGTGGTATCTAATTATTATGTTGCTGGTGGGGCCGCAGAAGCACTGCTTCCAGGCAATAAATTAGTACTTTTAGGTGGTGACACATTAACTGCATCCACGTATACTAGTGGAATTACTAACGGTTTTGATATAATCGTTTCAGCTCTGGAAGGACTATAAAATGTCAGCAGATGGCGGGTTCTATTTAGGTACGGATTTAAAAAATAAAACTTTTTACGGTTTTAGGCTAATTAATGCAACGGGTCAATTAGATATTGATACCATAAAAAATGGAGATGGTGTAGTATCTATACCTGATCCGACTTATATTACAGGCCCAAACGAGTATCAAGCTTGGATCTGGTCAACTGATACATATCAGTTCCAGTGGGGTGATGATGGACATTTACTAATGGTGATGGTATGACAACAATTCTTGACTTAGGCAAACTACGGTTCTATTGGGCCGGCGACTATGTAATTACAACTCAATATGAACTTAATGACGTTGTTAAATATGGTGGTAACGTATACGTATACACTAATGTTGTAAAAACTATTGGTAACCTACCTACAGACACTGCCTACTGGGCATTAATGGTAAAGGGCGTTAACTTCGTTGGTGTATGGGATCCTGCTGTTCAATACCACATTGGCGATGCTGTTGCTTATGGCGCTGTAGTTTACGTTTCTTTATCGGATAATATTAATAAAGAACCTGACTTATACCCTGCTATTTGGTCTACGTTTGTAACTGGTATTCAATATAATGGGGTTTATAGCAATACTACGGCCTATCAACCGGATGACGTTGTAACGTATGGCCCATCTGCCTATATTGCAATCCAAACAACAACCGGCCATGATCCAACAAATGCTACTTATTGGTCCCCATTTGTTTCTGGTATTGCTGCTAGTGGTGTATATAACTCCGCTACTGCATATGTACCTAATAATATCGTAGCCTATGGCGCAAACCTATATATTGCAACTGCTAATACTACAGGTAATTTACCTACTAATACTGCTTACTGGCAGCCGTTTATCTCCGCCTTTCAAAACCGTGGTGCATGGGTTACATCAACTACATATTACGTAAACGACCTTGTTCAGTATGGCGCTAATACTTACGCTTGCCAAGTACAAAACGTTTCAGGTGTATTTGCTACTGACTTAGCCGCTGGTAAATGGTCTATCTTTGTATCAGGATTACGTCAACGTGGTGCTTGGACAACTGCTACTCAGTATCTACCATACGATATTGTTGTTTATGGCGGTAATACTTATTCTTGCGTAACACTAAATACATCTGGTGTATTTGCTACTGACTTAGCTGCTGGTAAGTGGCAGATCTTTAACGGTGGTATTCGTTGGAGAGGTACTTGGGCTGCAGCTACACAATATTTAGTTAATGATGTAGTTTATAACTTAACATCTTCTTATATTTGCTTACAGGATAATACATCTAGCTCAAACTTTAATACCGACTTGACTGCCGGTGAGTGGCAGATTTTTGCTGCTGGTAATAATGTATTCCCCGCAATTACTTCTGGCCAAAATGGATACTCATTATCAATCGCTAATGATGGCATTAACTTAGCTTGGCTTAATGCTACTAGTGGTGTAAATATTCTTTATGTTGCTAAAAATGGTAGCGATTCAAATCCAGGAAATAGCTTAGCCCTTCCAAAGCTAACTATTCAAGGCGCAATTGCGGCTGTTCCATCTGGTCAAAAGACTGCAATTTTTGTTAAATCTGGTACTTACCAAGAAGCATTATTGCCAATGGTTGTTCCTCCTAACTGCGCTATCGTAGGTGATGCAACTCGTACTACAATTGTTCAACCTGGCTCTGGCCTTGCTGCAGATGGTGTAACACCAAACAACCAAGCAACTATGTGGGCGTTATCGGATGGTTCTTTGCTAAATAAGTTATCGTTCCAAGGCATGACTGGCTGGGTTCCTGGAGCAACACCTTCAGATATTACTACATCTACGCCAAAAGGTATCTACTGCGCATTAAACCCAGCGTCCCCAATTATTGTTAAATCACCTTATGTTATTGAGTGTGCTTGCTTCTCTTCTGGTGGTATTGGCGCATACGTTAATGGTAGCGTACACTCATCTGGTAATCGCTCAATTCTTTTCCATGAGTTCACAGGTATTCACGATAATGGTGTAGGTATTTGGGTTGATAACAATGGTAAATCTGAGTGCGTCGGCGTATTTACTTACTACGCTTATTTTGGATATGCAACTACTAATGGTGGTCAGTTACGTTCTATTAGCGGAAATAACTCATATGGTACATACGGATCAGTATCATCTGGATATAGCGCTGCTGAGACCGCAATTACTGGTTCTTTATATGGTACTTTAATTACTTTTACCGGTAATTACACAGGTACTATTAATCCAGGAGATACGGTATCTAACGGTGCTGGTGTAACTGCAACTGTAACTAACGTACAGATTTCTTCTGTCTATGTAACTAACGTTACTGGTGGTACATTTACTGCTGGCCAAACTATTACTGCTACAAGCGGTGGTGTTGGTATAGTATCTACATATGGTGGGCAACAAGGTTATGTACTTGTATTGAACAATTTGATAGCAGCACCTCAAGTCGGTCAGTCAGTTCAAGTCGCTGGAGATTCTTCTGCATATATTATTAACGCAACCTCTGGCTCTTGGGTTAATAGCTCTAGTGTTATTTCTGTTGTATTAGCGCAACAAAAAGCTACGGCTTCAGCATCGGGTTCTACAGTTACGATTCGTTCTAACTTTAGTCTATGCCGTATTACTGCCCATGACTTTTTAAATATTGGTACTGGTGGTATTACAACTACAAACTACCCTAATACCCCAACACAAGCACCTAATCCGGCTAACCAAGTTCTTCAAACATTGCCTGGTCGTGTTTACTATATTTCTGCTGACCAAGCAGGTAACTTCCAAGTTGGTTCATACTTTGCGGTTAACCAAGCAACTGGTGCCGCAACACTGAATGCTAACTCGTTTAACCTGTCTGGTTTGACATCTTTACGTTTGGGTTCGATTGGCGCTCAGTTAGGCGCTCAGATTAATGAGTTTAGTACTGACGGTACAATGGCTCAGAACTCTCCAGTCAAGGTTCCTACCCAATCTGCGGTTGTTACTTATGTTGGTACTCAAGTTAGTGCGGCTGTTCCAAGCCAAACTGGAAATAGTGGTAAGTATTTAACTACAAACGGCACAGTTACTTCTTGGGGTACTGTATCTGTTACACCACAATGGACAGTTACAACAGCGGCAACTACTGCAGTAGCAGGAACCAATTACCTATGCAATACTGCTTCTAGCCCATTTACAATTACTTTACCAGCATCGCCTAATAACAATGACTCGGTAAAGATTGCAGATGCAAATAGCACTTTTGGGGTAAATCCTGTAACTGTAGGATATAATGGCGCAAGTATTCAAGGTTCTGGTCAAAACTTAATCCTGAACGTTTCAGGCGCATCAGTCAATTTAACTTATAATTCTTCTTTTGGATGGAGGCTCGTTTAATATGCCACAACTTCTTACAACAGTTCTTAACGGTGGTGTCAACCCAGGTGTTTCGGGTACTGGAGCCAGATTTAGCTATGCACTATGTAGCTATAACCCATCTAACGGAAACGGTGGCTTTGCTTTTTACGATCAAAACTTTGCGCAGCCAATAAACTTGAGTTACCCAAGTAACTATAATAGCTATGGCCCCTCTAACATAGTTTATTTAACTAGCGGAACATACCAAAACTATTCTTCTCAGTTTAGCTGGGTATCAGATACTAGTAACCAAGCGTCTTCAACCAGTACGTCTAACTATATGAATGCAACTAATTCACAAGGCGAATTTGGAAATTCTTGTATTGATATTTATAGTGATGGTACTTTTGGTAGTGCTAGAAGGGCTACTAGTTCTAACTACAATAAATACTATTTAAATGCTTATGCAATTAATAGTGACCACTCAAACAAAAGAATTGTATACCTTTTAAACGGCGGTAAAATTACTGCTGTAGATCGTTTATTCGGAAATTATACTGCTCCATTAGATGGTACTTCTGCATATACCGTTTCAAGTTTAAATACAACAATGCAGGGTAGTGCGTCATATAACTACGCTCGTAAAGAGTTAACTATTCTAAGTTATGCTAGTACAGGTGGTAACTTTAACGTAATTACATTCCAAAACGTAGATTTTAACTTGTACCCTGACCCATCAGTTGCATTAACACAGTCTGGCGTAGTTAGAGTTAACTCAACCGTTGCATTGACTAGCAGTTGGGGTGTTAATAATAACGAGTCATATTACAACTTAAAACCAATTGTAACTGCTAACGGAACTGTATATGTTACCGTAATGTTTACTAGTTCTAGCTTTGCTTTGTACTCATTTACTAGAAGTGGAACAAGTGCAATTACAGGTACTTATGTAACTGCTTTGTCAATTACAACTTCTTATGGTTTTGACCAAGGTTTTTATTATGGCCAACGTCAAATAACATCTCGTGACGGATCAACTGTCTGCACATTTTGCCCATACTACTATTATGGTTCTGGTGTGGAGGCTTTCATGATTGATAAAAATAATAATACATACTCTACTTATTCAAATACAGATAGTAGTGCTGGTTATGGCGTTGTTCCTTATGGCAACAATGGTTGGGCATTTGGTTTTAATGGTAATGGTTATGCAGGTAACTATCCAGGAGATTATGTTTCTGCTGTATATACTAAAAACTCTGCTGGTGGATTTACACAAACAGGTACAACCCTGTATTACCCATCATTCCCGGCCCCAAATACAACAAACTATCCAGGTCTTGCTATGACAACAGATTATATGTTATTAACAGGTGGAACTTCTGGACCTAAATTAGCTGCTTAAAAGGATTAAAAATGAAAATTTATTTTACTACTCCAACGGATTGTTTTATTGCGGATTTTACGAACCAATCTGACGAACCAGAGCATCTTGCTTCTTTTGATTTGAAAGAAGGTCAATCTACTTTTGCTCCTAGATATTCACTAGTTAACGATGAATTAGTTGATAACTATGTAGGAAAAAAAGATGAAGAAGTTGCTGCTGCTATTTTAAAAGCAGAAAACGATGCTGCTGCTGCTTTGGTCGCTGCCGCTGCCGCTGCCGATAAAAAATGAGCCTTAAAGACCTGATTAAAGATAACCACGATAAGGCGGAAAACCACCGTTTTGTTAAGGTTCTTTTATCAGGTGAAATTCCAGTACCGGTCTATGCAGACCTTTTATATAACCAGTTGTTCTGTTATACAAAATTAGAAGAGCGTGCTTGGAAAGAAGGTTTATTAGAAGGTATTGAAAGTATTTGCCGTGGCCCTAAGATTGAGATGGACTATATTGAGTTAGTAACTCCGGCTAAGGTATACCAATCTACTGCAGACTACGCAAAGTACATAGAAGACATACCTGCAGATAAGATTATGGGGCATATATACGCTAAGCATTTTGGCGATTTATACGGTGGCCAGATGATTAAAAAGGTTGTACCTGGCTCTGGATTAATGTACCAATTTGAAAACCGCAAAGAGTTAATCGACAAAGTTCGTGAGCGTCTATCTGATGATCTAGGTGATGAGGCTAATATAGCTATAGAATTCAATCTAAGACTATTTGATGAGATTGCCGATGCCCACGATATTCCAGCAGCTTGAAAACTTCGCTGACTACCTCCAAAAGCGGTTTAAGTACTATGAGGAAGTAGACGAAGGACATAAATTTACTTGGCCTAATTATGTCTATAAAGGTCATAATTTTCGTAGGGCGCATTTGGACATAGTAGACGCTAGGGAAACCAAAAAGCTCTATATGCTCCATTTGTGCGTATTCCCACATTTAGACTGCCCTGCCCCCATATACGGCTTTGATATTATTGCTGGAGCTAATAAGGTTACTGGTGCTTTCCATGACTTTAGCCCAATAGGTGAACACCCATTAAACGACTGGTTTAAAGATAAAGTAGCTGGCTACCAGTGGAGTAGAGAGCGAGAACTTCCAGAATGGGCACGTAATATATTTAGCCCTAGTATGGTAGCTGCCGGAAACATCAACACAGAAGAAGAGTTAGCTAAAGTACTTAGCCTAGCCACAGCAAATCTTAACCAGTATCTTGACTATATGGGTATGGGTGAGAAAGGCGACTATAAGGACAAGCAAAATTATTACTGCCAGAACCAAAAGAAAAACCCACATACCCCTAGAGTAATGGCGTCTTTAGGGTTAGACCCAGATGAAGTTTCATTGTTTATTAACAAATGCTTATTCCCTGAGGTGTAAAATGACGTTCCTGCTAGAGCTTCTATCTAATTACGGATATACCAGATGACCTTTGGGTTTTCACCATTTGCACAGGCTCCCTGGTGTACTATTCCGGGGGGTAGTATCTATTCGATTTCTGTATCTGAAAGCTTTACAACAACCGATTCTTTTTCTAGTTTAGCTAAATTTAACGTATTAAATGCTGAGTCTTTTGCATTATCTGATAGAGATGTATCCCAATTTAACTTCCGTGAAACTGTAGCAGAAAGCAGTTCCCTTGCTGACGCCTACGCTGTTAAATTTGGTGCAAGTGGTGCAGTATATGAAATGTTCACTATTAGTGATAGGTTAGCGTCTTCTTTTGCTTATATTGTATTGGCAGCAGAAAACGTAACCCTAACAGATACAGAACGAAGTAATAATACTTATTACGTATTTACAAGTGAAGCAGCCACAATTAATACCCTAGTTTCAGCAAAAGCTGCCTTTGCTGGATTATCTGCTAATACTCTTTCTTTAAGTGATAGAGAACAATCCCAATTTAATTTCCGTGAAACCGTAGCTGAAAATAGCTCTTTTTCCGATGTCGAAGCCGGTAAATTAAACGCCCGGGTAACTGTACCAGAGTCAGTAATTTTAGTTGAAGCCCTTATTGCCCGAGCTAAATTTGTGGTTTCCGTACCAGAAACAGCTAGGTTTACTGATGTAGAAAACGTATTCCAAAGCTTTCCAGTACGAGTCCAAGAATTAGCTACCTTTACAGATGCCGTAAATGGTCGTAGATTTGCATTTGTAACAGCTGCTGAAAACTTTAACTTAGTCGATACCGATACCGCAAAAGCCAATTTTGTAGGTTTAACCCAAGAAATAGTATCGGCTATAGACTCCCCTTTTGCTCGTGGATGGGTTAAAATAAACGATAATCAGGATACAACTTGGAACGGTGTCAATAATAACCAGGTCCAAATGTGGCAGGCAGTAGGTAATAACCAGACATCTAACTGGACAGGAATAAATGATGCACAAAACCCTGGATGGGATAGCGTAGGCGATAACCAAAATCCGGGCTGGATAGACATAGACGATAATCAGTAAGGAATATAAATGGCCTCAACATACTCACCGAATTTACGTATCGAACTAATCGGTACAGGCGACCAAGCTGGTACTTGGGGAAATACAACCAACGGTACTGACCAGTACGTACTTGAGAATGCCGTCAGTGGGTACCAAGCTATCCCTATTAATTCATCAAATCAAGCGCTAACCTATGTTTATGGTTCTACAACCTCAGCAGCGTCTAATCAGTCAGTCTTTGCATTTTTACAATTAACTACTGGTACGGTAACTACGGCGTTTAACCTATATGCACCGCCTACACCAAAATCCTATGTTGTCTATAACAATACCACATATACTGCGACTATCTATAATAGTACAGCTATCGGTAATACCATCCCTGCAGGTGCGGGTGTAGTTATTGCTGCTGGTGCGACAATTACTGTTTGGTCTGATGGTCAAAATTTCCGTGCGGCTAATACTGCGGCTGGTAACTTCCTTGTAGAGGGTAATTTAACTGTACTTGGTAACGACACAGAAATTGGTAATTTTTCAGCTGCTAACGTTTTTGCTGCCTTTGAACAGGCTACGTTTACAGGTAGTATTTCTGGTAATACTTTAACCGTACCAACAGGCGGGGTTTCTGTAGGATCTGTTTTTGTTGGTCAAATTATTTCCGGTACAGGTATTGCCGCTGCCACATCCACTAACTTAACTAATCCCCTATCTACTACAAACGGCAGCGCTACTGTAACAGTAACCCAGGCGGGTCATGGGTTTTCAAATGGTACTCCTGTAACTATTGCTGGAGCTTCTGCAACGGGTGGCATTCCAAGTACAAGCTTAAACGGTACATATTCAATTACCTATATTAATGCTAATAGTTATTCATTTACTGCTGGTGCAGCAGCTTCTTCGACAGTATCCGGCGATGGCGGTGCTGTTACAGTTACTACTCCTTCTACCCAAATTACAGCATTAGGTTCTGGCACAGGTGGCGCAGGTACATACCTTGTTAATATTTCACAGACTGTAGGTTCTACAACTATTACTGGTTCTCCTGCGGCTATTGCTACAACCCCTGCTACTACTGATAACTCAAATAACGTAGCTACAACAGCATTTGTTAAGAACGCATTATCTGCAAGCGGTAGCTTTGTATACCCTAACGTTGGTATTCCTAATTCAACAGGTGCTGCATGGGGTACATCTTATAATTCTTCAAATCCAATTCCAGTAAGTTTTGGGGGTACAGGCTTAGCGACTTTAACTTCGGGAGCTGTATTAGTTGGTAATGGTACAAGTGTACCAACAGCTATTTCTCCAAGCTTTGCAAATAACGTACTAGCTTCTAATGGTTCTGTATGGTCTTCAACCCCGTTTAGTACACTACTAGGTACAAGCGCAGTAACTTCTTTTAATGGTCGTACTGGACCAGTAACTCCTTCTTCAACAGACTATAGTTCTTACTACTATCCGCTTAGCTCAAACCCGTCAAACTATGTAACTTCATCTGCGCTTTCTGGGTATGCTCAATTAAGTGGCACAAATAACTTTACTGGAGCAAATACCTATAGTTCTACAGCTAGCATAACCGCAACAGGAACCAGCGCAGGTAACCTGCGTATTGGTGTAACTTACAGCACTTATAGTTCTGGACTTTCAGCTACATCATTGCAACTTGCTGGTAATGGTGTTGGGGTTTTATTTGACCCAACTACTAATACCGTGGGTTTTCTAAATGGTTTTGGAGGTGGTAGTGGTACATATTTATCAATAACTCCTACAAGCGGCACTGTAGGTTTAGCTAATAATACTCTATATACAACCGCTGTTGATGCTATTAAAGGTGGTAGTTCTACTGCGTGGATTGCTACGTCAGACATTCGCCTTAAAAATAATATCCAAGACTATACAAAAGGTCTTG